TTCGTGAATATGCTTTAGATTTAGAATTTTATAAAGGAAATAGAGGAAGCTGGCCAGGAGTAAGAACCAAGTTGCTTCACGAGTTTGATCAACAAACATTAGATATATTTGGAAAGAAATTACTAGTGTATCTTAAAGATTACGGATATACAGGGTTTGACGAATTACAATCAGCATTTCATTCTACTCCTGAATCGTATACTAGAGGTTGGGTACATGATGACGATCCTAAGTTAAATGTTGCTGGAGTGGTTTATTTAAATAAAGAAGCTGCAATGGGTACAGGCACTACTATATACGAAGACAAAAATGATTTTAATGGTAGCAAATATGCTCAAGCATTTATGGAAGATGTACTTGATGTTTCAGCAGAAGAAAAACAAAAGTTTAATAAATTAAGAGAACAGCAAGTAGCAGAATTTAAAAAAACAATAACAATGGAAAGCGTATATAATCGTTGTATTATATTTGATACAAGAAATTGGCATAGTCCAGAAAACTTTTATGGCACTACAGTTGAAGATGCAAGACTAACTCAAGTGTTTTTTGCGAGGGCAATATGATTAAAAATATTACACAGCCTATAAAAGTTATTGACAACTTTTTTGAACAACCTCAATTAGTAGTTAAACATGCTACTAAGCAAGAGTATTCCGACCAAGATAATTCATTATTTTTAGGTACACGTTCAACAACTTTAGATATGATTGACATTGATATGTTTGAAGGTTTACTTGGAAAGTTAATCAATCATGTTGTGGGAAAAGACTTGTTTACATTTTTACATTGTGAATATCAACAAATAAACAAAGAATGTGTTGATCAAATGAAAGTAATAGGACCTTCGTTCAATATAGCAGGCACTATATTTTTAACAAGTGATCATATACCCGATAGTGGAATTAAATTTTATGATAGTAGAACACAGATAGAAACAATGTCTGTAGAAAACATGTTTAATAGATGTGTACTTTGGGATCCTCAAGTACCTTATAAAATATCAAACTTTGCAGACAACACATTGATGCTAACATTTTATGGCACAGCAGTACAAAGGTATCCGGGATGAATGACGATATTATAGTAATTGACAATGTTATTCCAAAAGATTATTCTGAACATATTAAAAGTTTAATGACAGGATGGGACTTTGGTTGGGTGTTTAATCAAACAATGGTATCACCAGATGCAGAACTACAAGGTGAAAGTAATCATGCAGGATTTAATCACTTCTTTTTTGAAAAACAACAAGCAGTAAGTCAACACTTTAACTTTGTGTATCCTCTTGTTTTAAGCATTACTAGTGCGTCTAAGACGCCGTATAACAGGTTAATACGCATGAGGGCTAACTTGACCCTACCTAATAAAACAAGCACGTTAGACCACCATATGCCGCACATAGATAGCTTCTTTGAGCATTGGAATGCAATTTATTATGTTAACGATTCTGACGGTGAAACAGTTATCTTTAATGAAACAAACGACGATTACGATGCAGGTAAAGATGATATTATGCGTATTCAAGAAAATAAGTTCACAATCAAACAACGCATTGAACCTAAGCAAGGTAGAGTAGTTGTGTTTCCAGGCAAGTATTATCATTCAAGTAGTTTTTGTAAAGATTCGGCTTATAGAGCTGTTATTAACATGAATTTAGATAGGGTACAGCTAACATGAGCGAATACTACATACACCAGAGTCAATATATAATTGAAAATAAGACTCAGATTTTTGATCATTTAGATACTGCACATGGTGTTTTTAAGAAAATATTTTCTGATAATAATGACAGCACATGGTCTTACAATTTGTATAATGTGTTTGCACTAACTGCACCTAGCACTATTTTTTATAACATATATAAAGAGCTTGGAACATTTGTAAGAAGTAAAATAGGTGATGATCGACCACTGTGGATACAAGCATGGTTAAACTACCATAGACCAGATGAATGCTTAACACGACACGGACACGAATTTGATTGGCACGGATATATCAGCATTGATCCTAAAAGTACACAAACTATATTTGATAATTGGACTATTGATAACAAGCCAGGTCAAATATATTTAGGCCCAGGACATGCTGAACACGAAGTTAAAGTACTAGAACCATATGAGGGTTATAGAACAACAATAGGATTTGATGTGCATTCAATACCAAACAATTCTTTTATTAGAAACTACGAGGAACGACCTTTTGGTAACATGGGGTTAATGCCACTGCTATGATAGAAGATTACAAAATTATACGAAGCGCAGTATCAACAGAACTCTGCGAATTTCTTGCATTAGAGTACGAAATGATGGAAGAAGTTTGTAAAGTATTGTACGCTGGTGCTGACTTATCTGACCTAGAAGAAAACACTTTTGCGAGATACGCTCCCTTGATGTTTGAAGCATTAATGGTAAAACTAAATCCTTTGGTTGCAAAAGAATGGGGAAGTAAGTTAGTACCAGTTTACTCTTATGCTAGGATATATTACAAACACTCGCAACTTAAGAAACACTTTGACAGACCTAGCTCTGAAGTATCAGTGTCAGTTGCAATATCAAAAGAACCAGAATACAATTGGCCAATATACATCAAAAATGAAGATGGCGTTGAACACGAAATTAATTTAGATGTTGGTGACATTGTTATATACAGTGGACGTAGACACGAACACTGGAGAAATCCATACGAGGGTAATAAAATAGTACAGGCTTTCCTACAGTATGTAGAAGCTGATGGACCTTATTCTCATTTAAAATGGGATACTAAACCTGCACTAGGCCTACCTGCAGAGTTTGTTCGTCAAGAGATAAAAGACGAAGTGCAGAACGTTAAAGATGTGCTTGGATTTAAGCGTTAATTAGTCGCTGACTTTAGTTGGGCCTGCAACGATTTTAGCTGGAGTGTGACGCTCTTCAAATATTTTTGCTGCTTCTTCTTTGTTTTTTGCTTCACATGTGTCCGAAGTAATAGGTGCTTTACCTACTTCCTTTCTGATAATCATTTTGTAAGTTGCCATATTGTATAACTCCTATATCTTTATTTATCAATATTCTTAATCCATTCATCGATAGTCCAGAATGGAGCCACAAGTTCTTTGTAGCGTTTTACATTAGTATTTAGCACGTTTTTGCCGGTTTCAAGTTTATTTCCAAAAGCAGTAGCAAAGTATGTATTAGGAAATATATCTAATCCTTGCACTACTTGTAGCCACGCTGTTGGAGAATACCCATTAAACACAGGTTCTACCCCAGTATATCCTTTGTAATAATGTTCCCATGCTTCTAGTTTTTTTGCAAGTGATTCTGGAATACGTTCTGCATCATGTATATGACTCTTCCAGAAGTCTGTATCATCTCTACGACCTCTAAAATGTAATGCAATAAAGTCTTTAATATCCTCATATACAATGTTAACACGATCGTTAAATCTATTTCTATATAATGTATGGTCTTTTCTTTGAGGATCCCATAAGTCTTGCATAGCATACAGTGACTCACATATAACTGCAATACCATTTGCTTCTAACGGCTCTAAAAATCCACCACTTAATCCAACCGCAAAAACGTTATTTTTCCAACTCTGTTTTGCTACACTTGGTGTGTACGTAAATGAAGCAATAGGTTCAATATGTTCTCCACATATACTCCTTGCTTCTTCTAATGCTTGGTCTGCTGTAATGTAGTTATTATCGTAAATATATCCATTACCTGATCTATGTTGTAAATTAATATTCCAACGCCATCCGTATTTCATTGCTGTTGCATTTGTTGTTACACAATACTTAGGTTCGTCCCACCAAGCAATAACAGAGTTATGTGTAAAATGATCTGAATAATCATTAAATTCTGTTTTTAACTTTTTACCAAGCAGTAATTGTGCAAACCCACTGCAATCAACAAACCACTCTCCTTCAATTTCTCTATTATCATCTAAAATTAAACTTGTTATATCACCTTTATCGTTTTGTTTAGCATCTAAGTATGTGCCTTCTAACAATGTAATACCTCTTTTAAGAGCTACTTCTTTTAAATATGCTGCTGTTGCTCTACTTTCGTTATGCCACATAGCAATAATTGGTAATTCTGATTTAGATGAACCAAATGGAACTTTGTTTTCTTTAATAAAATAGTTTGAATAGAACGCATCTGCTAAAGGAACATTGTTACCTAGCAGGGTGCTTTGATATAAATCTTTTTGACGTTCAGCAGCCATTATACTACTAAGCTGTCCGAAGTTTATATTGGCTATGCCAATACCTTCATTGTCTGTCCATCCGTCTAACCAAGGTGCATAATCTGTTTGTAAACAATGAATAAACTCGCTACCTATACCAGACCAATCTTTAAAAAGTCCTCCTAGTTTAGGTGTAGCATTTGCTTTTGCAACAAAGTCATCAAAGTCAATATCGATATATTTTAACATTTCTACAAAAGTAGTTGTGCCGCTTTCACCAGCAATGATAGGTGGCTTAGCAGGATCTTCAACTACAGTAATATTCATACCTGGTTTAGACTTTTTTATAACTAGTGCAGTTAACCAACCAGCAACTCCTCCGCCTAATATAACTGTATTACAATTCATGTGATACCTCCAAGTAACGCTCTCTTAAAATATTCAATGCTTCTCGATGTGTATAAATTTTTTCGTCTGGCCAGTCCGCTAATTCTTTCTTCATTAAATTTGTTAAACTTTCGTTGTGTCTTTCTGCAAAATTAGTTTCCCAAAACTTTTTACAAGCATCATAATCAAATAGATGTAAGCCGTGCATTACTTGTGTCCAATTAAGATAACTGAACATAAGAGACGGATCAACAAAGTGTCCTGAATTAGGAAAAGCAGTTTTAAATGAATCTAATGTTTCTTTGTTAAAAGGTGTTAGCTCGACTCCTTTATCGCACCAACGCCAAAACTCTGAGTCGTTGCGTTTTGTAAGATAATGTATTTGAATAAAGTCAATAATATTAGTAGCAATCAAATTCATTCTTTCATTAAATCTTTTTGCAATGGCATCATTATTTTTTCTATAATGTAATAAAGATCCTACAAGTATATTAACTTGCTGTATTGTTGAACCTATTGATGTTGCTTCTAATGGCTCAACAAACATAGCACTAAGTCCTAGTGATACACAATTCTTTGTCCAACATTCATTAACATATCCAGCGTTAAACTTTACACGTTTACCTATTTCTAAATCTTTAATACCTAAGTGTTTTTCATAATGCTGCGATACTTCGTCATATGCTTGTGTTTCATTAATAAAATTATCACTGAATACATAGCCATTTCCGTATCTATCTTGTGTAGGAATTCTCCAACACCAGCCGCTGCTTAATGCAGTTGCTTCTGTGTACGATGGTATATCTTCAGTCCTAGCAGTAGGAAACGCAATAGCACTATTCATAGGAAGTTGATGTCCACAGTCTATCCATTTCTGTCCTAGTTTACTTGATATAACTCTATTAAATCCACTACAGTCAATAAAGAAATCACTGGCATGTTTTGTTCCAGCTTCGTCAATCAACTCTTTAACATTGCCTGTTTCATCTAAAATTACATCTTCAATATCAACATCTAATACTTCGATTCCTCTTTCTACACATAACCGTGTAAAGAATTCATTTAACTTGTTCGTATCAAAATGATATTGAGCAAAGCTATCATGGAAAGGCTCAGCATGTAAACTACTAGCAGTCCTTTTCCAAACAGTATCATTAGGATCCCAGTCTTCTGCAATCATTCTCATCCATTGAACAGGTGCTTCATTAAGTGGATCTAGAGCTGCAAACTGTTCTGTTAAACTGTGGAAATAATGTTTTCCGTCTCCTTGCCAATTAGTAAACTTAATACCAATTTTAAATGTTGCTCCGCATTCTCTAACAATCGTTGGAACATCAACATCAATGTGGTGCATAAATCTTGCCCAGTGTTCTGTACTACCTTCACCAACACCAATAATACCAATTTTGCTTGATCTTAAAAGTTTTAATTTTAATAGAGGGTGAGATTTTCTAAGTGTTAGTGCTGCAACTAAGCCACTTGTTCCGCCACCTAATACTGTTAGAGATTGTATCATAACGAGTAAGTTGTCCTTCCCTTCAATGTTTCTACTGCTTCTCTGCATTTCATCCAGTCTTTACCTGGACTTTGTGGTAGCATAGATAACTGTGCTATATCTTCTGCACGATATTTACTGTAACGCTCGTTATATATTTTTTGAATACTAGGGATATCAAACATACGCAACCCGTGCATAACTTGTATCCAGTTCAAATGATCGTAAATTCTAAAACTTCCATGCGCCCCATCTTCGGGCAATAATATTTGATTTACAAATTGTTTTTTAAAATTTTCTAAGTTTTCTTTGTTGAAATCTGTATATTTTATTTCATTTTTACACCATCTCCAAAACTTTGAATCTTCTCTTTGTGTAAAATAATGCAACTGAATAAAATCTAATACATTGCTTAAACAGTCATCAAATATTCTATTGTACTCGTTAATAGTTGCTTCGTCTCCAGGCTGCCATGTTGCTAATGCAGCAACTAATGCTCTTGATTGTTGTATCGTAGCTGAAATACTACTTGCTTCTAATGGCTCTACAAAGTTACTGCTAAGTCCAATGCTTACACAATTCTTAATCCAAAACTTGTCAACTTTACCTGAAACAAAATTAATTTTTCTACCTATATTAATTGTATCTGAAAATAACGATTGTATTTCTGCTGTAGCTTCGTCTTCAGAAATAAATTGATCACTAAACACATAACCGTTACCAAAGCGTTCTTGTACAGGACTGCGCCAATGCCATCCAGCACTTAATGCTTTAGAAAGTGTGTAAGGTGGTATATCTTCTTTACGTGGTGTTTGAAAAGCAATAGCACTGTTCATAGGCAAAAACTCTGACCAGTCTACCCACTTAGCACCTAATTTACTTGCAATAACTCTTTTGAATCCGCTGCTATCAATAAAAAAGTCTGCGTTGTGTGTTCGTCTTTCTACATCAATTACAGATTCTACAAAGCCATGTCCATTAATAATAACGTCTTCGACTTCTGTAGTTATAACGTTAATACCTGCTTCAACACATCTTTTTTCTAAAAATGCATTTAGTTTTTCGCTATCAAAATGAAATTGATAGTAGTCTTCAAATGGCGGACTTACATATCCTTGCATAGGTAAATCCCAATGCAAAGATTCAGAGTCAACACCTTCTGAAATTAATCTCATCATTGTATGTGCATCGCCTGTGTATGCATCTGTATAGATATACGGCTCTGGTAAACTGTGATAATAACTGGTTTTGTCACCGTGCCAATCTTCAAACTTAATACCAATTTTAATAGTTGCACCACATTCTCTTGCAAGATCAGTCATTGTAATACCTACCGCATCAGCGAATCTTCTCCAATGTTCAGTACTACCTTCACCAACACCAATTGTACCAATCTTGTCAGATTTAATAAGTGTGATATCTAAATTGTCAATAGACTTCTTGTGATAAAGTGCAGACATTAGTCCGGCATTACCGCCACCTAATACTAATAAACTTTTTATCATACCCCTTTTTCCTTATTATGTACTTCTATATTTGCAACAGAGTCTGTTGCAAGATTGTAATTAATTGCGCCTGTGGGCATTACGTTAAAACTAATAACATATCTATCTTCGTTTCCAAAATGCGGTGTTGAACTATGATACAGCCAACTAGGAAATAATATTAATTTGCCAGGAACTGCTTCTACAAAATGATGTGGAGCATATTCGTGTCTTAATACTTCTAGTTGTGCTTCAGTTCTATGTTTAACTGGATCTTCGAATACTGTAGGACTTCCATCAGTTACATAATACACAGCACTGAAAAAACTCATCGAGTGCCTGTGATAATGTAATCTCATTCCGTCTTTTGGTAATGCTCTATTAAACCAACTGCTAGTAATTGCAAATCCTTCGCAATCATATTTTTGATTAATTCTAACTTCTTCAATACATTTATTAATCCAAGAAAACAAAGGGTGTAATTCTTCTTTGTCGTGTAGGTTTCTCATCGAACTTATTGTTTCGCTAGACTTAACAGTATCTGCGTATTTTTCAAGTTCGGGGATTAATTTTTTATTGTCGATCTCGGTATTATAAAATTCAAACAGATCTGTTGGAAAAGTCGGAATTATTTTCATTAAAACTCAACCCAACCTGTTAAAAGATATTTTTCGCCACTTAATGGCGGATTGCCTCTGTGAGTATGTGTGTAACCTGCAGGCCAAACAACAAGTGTACCTTCTGTAGCAGCAATACGCTTCTTCTGGTATAACCATTCTGTTTCACCACCTTCGTCGATTGTATTAAGATACAATCCCCACGCTGCAATTCTACCTGACCTTTCTTTATTATCTGATTCAAAGTGCCAAGTATGATATCCTTCTCCAGGAAGAGTTTTTTGAAGTTTCATAAAGTAAACTCTATGATCACCGCAATCACCTAACACACTATATTGTGCAGTATATTGCTTCCAGCAATCAATAAACCTAGTCATAAAAGTATGTACAGCAGGATTGTCTGTTGACATATTTAATGCAGGTTGCTCGAGAAGAAATGCAGCATTGTCTGCTTTATTATGTGCTGAATTATCTCCTAGTGTTTGACGACTAGCAGTTAGGTGCAAGTCGTTCAATTTTTCGTAGTATTCAATAAGGTTTGCACATTCTTCGGGTCTCATAACGCCGGTCCATGTTGCAATATCGTTCTCTATAATCATATTACTATTTATGGCCAGATAATTAATGACATGAATAGTCTGAAAGCAGATAAATACTTTACAACAACAGTGGATGAACTCATAATATGGCAAATTTACCTATCATTAATAACCTTCGTGTAGTACCAAGAGATGCAGAATTTCTGGATAGAAAGACTGGTGCACGTGGAGAAATATTCTATGATAAAGACAACAATACCATTAGGCTATATGACAGTAATGTTGTAGGTGGTTTACCATTAGCAAGAGGTGATTTAACCAATGTTACTGACGCTATATTTGCTGCAAAAGCAACAGCAGCTGGCGTAGGTGGCGGCAGTGGTAGCGGCAGTATTGAAGTAAGTCAAACAGCACCTAGCACTCCAACAGAAGGTACAATTTGGTTTAATAGTAGCAATGGTACACTGTATGTCTATATCAATGATGGCGATAGCAACCAATGGGTACAACCGGTATTAGGTTATCCTGCTATCCCAGATAACTTACAAGATTTAACAAACGTAACTATTACAACACCAAGTGCTGATCAAGTATTAAAATGGAATGGTGCAGCATGGATTAATGCAGCAGCACCAGCAGCCGGCCTAGATCAATCAGCAGTTAGGTCAAGTATATCAGTTGGTACAGAAGGAACTGCGGCAGGCGATGGAGCAGTTAGTTACGATAATACTACAGGTGTGTTTACATATGCACCTCCGTTATTAAACAGTTTAACAGTTAGTGGCAATTTAGATATGGGTAGTAATGATATTACTACAACAGGCAAAGTTTACTTCGCAAATGTATTTGCAACAGAAGGAGACTTACCTAGTGCTACAACGTATCATGGAATGTTTGCACATGTTCATGCTACAGGTGCTGGATACTTTGCTCATGCAGGCGCATGGACAAAACTAGCAAACAATGCAACAACACTTGCTGGTTATGGTATTACAGATGCTGCAACATCAACTCAAGGTACTAAAGCAGATAGTGCATTACAAGATTTAACAACAACTTCTATTACAACACTGTCAGATGTATCAGGAAGTGCACCAAGCACTAACCAAGTACTTAAATGGGACGGAGCGCAATGGTCACCTGCATCAGACGCAATTGGTAGTGGTGCTGTAACTGCAACTATTGCCGGTGCAACACAAGCAAACCCAGTATCAATTAGTACAAGTTCTGCACACGGTTTCTATGAAGGACAACCTGTAACAATTACAGGTGTCAACGGAATGACAGAACTTAACGGTAATGAATACTATGCAAACATTGTTGATACACTAACATTTACTTTATATTCTAATGCTGCTTTATCAACATCAGTAAACGGTACAGGATTTACAGCATATGTGTCAGCTGGTACAGCAACAGGTGGTGCAACAGCAGCTGAAGTTGGTAACTTTGTATTCACAGGTTCAAACATTGATACTAGCGATAGTTCAGGATTAAACTTTACCCCAGGTGTGTTAATGCAAAGTGATCTAACAGTTGAAAACGATTTAACTGTAAACAATTTACTTACAGCAGCACAGTTTTCAGTAACAGATTTTACAACAACAAATCACACAACAACTAACTTAACTGTTAGTGATACACTATCAGTAAAAACTATCGCTCAAACCGATACTGGCACGCCACAAATTACAAGTAGTTCAACCATAGTTTTAGATACTCAAGACGGTGTAAGAGTTACTGGTGCTCCATTTAGACTTCCTAGCTTTACAACAACAGAAAAAAATGCACTTTCTCCAGGTAATGGAGATATGTTGTACGATTCTACGTTAAACAAAGCACAGGTATATGAAAATGGTGCATGGGCGAGCTTAGTATAGGTATATAGCATGGCTGAAAAAGAATATATTGTTACAGTAAAATCAGGGGTCGATCTTAATGCATTTGATGAAGAAATGGTTGCAGCCTTCGGCGATGAAACCATTCCAAGCAGAAGCGTTGAAATTGCAAATGCACGTCCGGCCTCACAAAGAAACACACACTACTACTTGTCAGATGATGAAGCAACAACACTTGCTAACGACAGTAGAATAATAGCAGTTGAAATTCCACCAGACCAAAGAGATGATATTGAGATTAGCCTTAAAGCAAGGCAGTCAGGAACATTCTATAGAGGTTCAGGTAGTGCAGGTAGTCTTGACAACTGGGGACTTAAACGTTGTCAGAGTTTAACAGAAAACTATGGTAATGGTAGCACACCTTCCGGCGAACAAACAGTTACACAAATAACAGAAGATTACTTGTATCCACTAGATGGTACAGGTGTTGATGTTGTTATTCAAGATAGCGGAATACAAGCCGACCATCCAGAATGGCAAGATGCCGACGGTGTTTCTAGAATAGTTGAATTAGATTGGTATGATGGATTTAGTGGTGGAGGCTCAATGCCTGCAGGTCATTACACAGATTATAACGGCCACGGAACACACTGCGCAGGTACAGTTGCAGGTAAAACATTTGGTTGGGCAAAGAATGCAAAAATATATTCAGTAAAGATACTTCCAGGAACAACAGATCCTAATCCCGGTCTTCCTATTTCAGATTGTTTTGATGTTATTAGAGAATGGCACAATAACAAACCAGTTACAAGCACAGGATATAAAAGACCAACTATTGTTAACATGAGTTGGGGGTATGGAACTAATATTCCACCAGCAACAACTCCAGTAGGTGGAAATTACAGAGGATCTAATTGGTTTTGGGGAACAACATACAGTACTGTTGCCGACCTATGGGCAAACACAGGTGTTGTACCTTACGTAAATGGAAAATGGAAGATACCTGTACAGATTGCATCAGTTGATGCTGATGTAGAAGAACTTATTAACGCAGGAGTACATGTCTGTATTGCAGCAGGAAATGATTACTATAAGGTTACAACTTCAGGAGAAATTGATTACAACAACACAGTTTCGTGGACTAGTTACGGAACACAATATTATCATAGGCCGCCTTCTCCATATGCAACAGGAGCATTTAACGTAGGAAATATTGACAGTAGAATTCTTAATGATACAGATGTAACTAACCCAAATAGTATGAGAGGTCCAGCGGTAACGATATGGGCACCTGGTACAAATATTATTAGCGCATGTTCGAATGTATCAGAAATAGGTGGACCAACACCATATAAATTAGATCCTGCATTTGGACAGCAATCTATTAGTGGTACAAGCATGGCAACTCCGCAGGTGTGTGGTGTAGGTGCATTACATTTACAAGCAAAACCCGAACTAACACCAGCACAATTACGTCAAGAATTAGAAGCAAATTCACCACAAGCAATGTATACAACAGGATCTGTAAATGATTATAATGCATATACTACTAGCATTATGGGGTCTGAAGGCAGAATATTATACAACAAATACAAGACAGATGAGTCACACAAAATTGAAGGCAGTGTTACTATCACAAATTTGGGTATAGCATAAATACAGTAGAGGAACAAATATTATGGCACTAGCATTTCCAAACAGTCCTTTAGTAGGAGACCAATATACAAGCGGTGGCGTTACATGGCAATGGAACGGTACGACTTGGGATATCGTTATCTCTGGTGGAGGCGGTGGTGGAGGCGGTTCGAGCCTATCATTTGCTACTATAGCAGTTTCAGGACAAGACAGTGTTTCAGCAGATAGTGGAGCAGACACACTAAACTTAGTTGCTGGTACTGGCATGACTATTACTACAAATGCTAGTACAGATACAGTTACTTTAACATCGTCAGGCGGTGGAGCAAGTGGTAATATATTCTCAACTATTTCAACCGACACAGGTGCAAACGTTGTTGCAGATGCTTCAACAGACACACTTACTATTGCCGGCGGAGTAAACATTCAATCAGTTGGTGACGCAGCATTAGACAAAATAACGTTAGACATGACTGCATTTACTATTGACTTTTTATCAGATGTAGATACATCAACTACAGCACCAACTTCAGGACAAGTTTTAAAATGGAACGGTACTAATTGGGTACCAGGTGTAGATAGTACAACAGGTGGTGCTGGTACTGATGCAGATACCTTAGACGGGTTCGACAGTTCATACTTTTTAAATTACAATAATCTAAATAACAAGCCTAGCTTGTTAGCACTTACAGCATTAAGTGTTGGCGCTGCTGCAACAGCATCAGGTAACGGATCAATCAGTTACGATAATACTACAGGTGTGTTTACTTTTACTCCACCAGATCTTACAAGTTACATTACAGGTGTTGCATGGAATGACATTACAAGTAAGCCAACAACTATTACAGGTTTTGGTATTACAGATGCTTTCGATGGAGCATATAGCTCACTTACAGGTAGACCAACTGTGCCTACAGATAACAATCAGTTAACAAACGGTGCTGGATATATTACAGGAATTGGAACACTATCTATCGATGCACTAAGTGATGTTGACACAACAACTTCTGCACCATCAAGCGGACAAGTGCTTAAATGGGACGGTGCAAACTGGGCACCTTCAGCATCAGGTGGCGGCGGTGATGCAAACCAAAATGCATTTTCTAAGATTTCAGTTACAGGACAAACTGATATTGATGCAGACAGTCCAACTGATACACTAACACTTGCCGCAGGTACAAATATTACACTTACAACAAATGCAGCTAGTGACATTGTTACTATTACAGCATCCGGCGGTGGAGCAACTGACTTTGACGACTTGGGTGATGTAACATCAGCAGGATTAAAAGTTTCAGATGTTTATTTGCCAGCAATTACACAATTGGTTGTTGGACACTCAGGTACTTCGTCATATAGTTTTGATCAGTATACTGGAGGCAATCCTACAATTTATGCAATTAGCGGAACAACTATTGCATTTAATTTACAAAGTGTTTCAGCAAGTCATCCATTCCAAATTCAAAACGCAGCAGGTACAGCATACGATACAGGACTAGTACATGTAACAGATACTGGAACAGTAACTACAGGTTCTAGTGCAAATGCAAGAACTGGTGGAATATTATATTGGAAAGTTCCTGCAGATATATCAGGTGGTTACAGATATCAGTGTACTAACCACGGTGCTATGGTAGGTTCAATTAATATTAAGAGTTTTGCTACAATCTAGCATTTAAGATCTTTCAATCTTTTATCAAGCGTTTTTCTAACAACAGCAATATCATTGCGTTGGTCAGTTGCCTGTGACATAGCCTTTGCGTCAAATGCAAGATTAGCGTGTACTTCATCTAACTTTTTTACTACATCGAGAAGCTTTTCAAGAAGTCCGTTACACTGTGCTTTTTCTACGTCATCAGATACGTTTTTAATTCTTTCATGAAAGTTTTTAACGTCTTTAATAAATCTTGGTTCTTCAGATAGTATTAACATCTTTGTTTAACTCCAATACAGTTTCTATTTTTGTTCTTATTAGATTATTATTTAACGTGTTTCGAAGACCTGTGTGTAAGTTCTTGGGTAAGAAATTCATATCACACCAACTAATTGTATTTGCTTTTGTAGTTAAAAATTCTTCGTTTACTAAACAAATATAGGTTCCGTATTCAAATCCTTTATCTAGACTCAAATATAATTCAATAGGAACAATTTTACCTTTTGAAAAGTCTTGTTGTAATTCTAAACTGTCATTAATTACAGAAGTCTTTCTTGAAAACGTAGGAACAGTCCACTTTTCATTCTCAAGTATTAACAGTATTCTCTGAGTATCTAATGATAGGTATAATATTCCAGCTCTCTTTTGCATTAAAATACTTATGCTGGATTAGGGTCAATTCTCCAATAACCTGGCCCGTATTCACCTTCGAAAGACTTGAGCCATTCAGTGCCTGTCCATTTATATTGGATACCTGTTTTTAAGTTTTGGAAATATGTTGGATTTGCTAGTGTGTTTGGATCTGCTAATGTAATCCAGTTTGTACCATTCCATTCAATAATAGCATTGGCTACAATAATAGGATCTTCACCTGTTGTTCCTTTCCATGCATCAGGACCATCATACGCTTCATTGTATGGAGTTTCTCTATAACTTTGTCCAACGTTATCACTATCGTTAATATTATCAAGAACTAGATATCTTGTACCTAGTGGTATTGCTGATAAACTTCCCCATTTCTCAACAGGATTAAATTTGTAAGGATCAATGATAGCATCAACTGTAGCACGAGCAGCAACACCATTTACAGTAGATTCAATTGTTGTGTTACTAGGAATGGTATCTTGATCGAATGTTATTAATAATACTTTAGGATTAGAAGGGTTGACAGCATATGTTCCAACCATTTCATATCCTGTAGGCTGCCTGAAATATATTTTTGCGCCTGCTTTAAAACCACCTAGTCTATCTAATACACCATTCCAATCAATTTGTGTAGTTTTACTTTTTTGTTCTTTAACATCAATTCCTAAAGCATTTACTGCTTCATCATCGTCTACAATAGTTAAGTCATAATCGAATGATTGATTATTATTTGATTTAAACAATAACACACCGTAACGTGCATTCATGTATTGAGTAGATTGTGCTGTTGTAGCATCATAAACTAAGTCACTTAAATTTGCTACATCTCCTGTTTCTGTAAATATGTTTGCAATAACGCTTCTAACAACACCAAGTTTTTTAACTTTAGTTGGCGGTGAAATATATATCGGCATTGTAAACTCTAACGTGCATACATCAATCTCATCGTCAATGCCTGTAGGTATAGCACGTGATGTAAACTGAGTTGATTCTAAATTAATTACACTTAAACTTGTCCAATCAATATAGTTGTCTGTTGTTTGAATAGACATAGCTGGATTAAACAACACTAAAATTTGTTCTAATATTTGTAATTTTTGATCTGTGTTAGAAGTCCAAATATCTGCTTTCATGGTTAAGATAAAAGGAGTAGGCATAAGTCTTTCAACAGTATATGCATTTCCTTGAGCACCTGTGTAATTAGGCTCGCCTGTAGATTCATCAAATGTAAAGTCTCTTTCTCTAACACTCATTTTACTAATGAATGAAGGATCAGCTAATCTATCTCTATCAATTTGTAGTCCTGAAATATAACAAGCCATTCTAGGAACAGTAGGTAACTTGTTCTCAGAATTTTCTCTGATAATTGAAGCAACCTGTCTTGAAAGGTCTCCGTACATAACAGGTATAGTTTGTTGAGTCTTATCACCAGCTTCATATTTAAAACCAATGAATGCTCTCATAAACTGTGTTACGTATCTTCTTATCTGTCCATCGTAAAAGAAATCCATTAATCGTCTGCCTTCGGTCTAAGTGCTTTACTCAAGCTCTGTTTTTCTGAAACTTGTTTACCACCAATATTATTAACTGTTGTATTGTTAATAAACGAATCTTTACCTTTACTTATTGCAGCATCATGTCCTGCAAAATCTTTACCTGCACCTACTTGACTTGGTCCTAAATTACTTCTAGTCATTCTTACATCATCTTCAGTTTTTCTCCAACGCACTCCGTCAAATCTAAACAAGCGTGTAGGTTTGTAATCAGTACGTAGGTGAAACTGTCCTTCAATAGGATTGAGAGGAAATGCTATACCTTGTGTAAACGGTGCACCATTTTCTGGTAACCCGTCACCGATTAGATAACCTTTATATGCATTACCTTCTGGTGTTTGGTATGCAGTGTCAGCAGTAACAGACATATAAACTTCGTTACCTTTGTCATCAAGTAATGTATTACCATCTTTGTCTGTACTAGGAATTAGTAAGTCATCACTATCAGCTGTAACAAGTTCTGTGTTACCTTGATTGTCAGTTTGCATAGTATAGAATCTACTAGTGTCATACCCGCCTTGTGGTGAATCTGCTTCAGCTTGATCAAGTACTGCCTGTGTAACTTGCATTTCTTTTTCATACGTACTCATAATATCTTTGAGTGTATCTGCAAGTTTATAATAAGTTGAGTTAGGTGGTTCAACACCTGTGACTTCTGATATAACTTGATACTTTTCACCATTAGGAGCAATAACTATATCTCCTGGGAAGTAAGTTGACTCTGCGTTCCACGTACCTTTTAATGAATCTTTATCTGCAATGCCATCTAAAATCTGTTTGAATTCTTGTGAATCTACTAATGGTTTACACTTTGCTCTATACAAGTGTGGATACCATGTATTTGAAAATCCTTCTGCTGCACGATTAACATCTTCAATTACATAAAAACGTTTTAGTGCATAATTTAAATCATTAAGAGCATGTTCATCATCTAAGTGAGGCAATTCAATAACATCGCCTGACATGATTTTTCTGCCTAATTTTTCAACAGTATCATTAATATGAAATGTAATAAACACTGTATCATTTTGTAGGAATAAACCAAATTGACTTAGGTTAAAGTCAATGTCTTGTACATTATATACACCACGTAATCTATACACATCTGGATCATATTTGCGATCTCTGTTTTCTAAGAACAGCATATCCTGAATATTTGTAGGATCATCTGTGCTATATGTTGGTGTAGTTGCTGTTTTTTCCTGTGAATTTCCGGGGCCTACATACTTGTGTACAAGCACATCAGTACCGCCAACTTGAAACATCTCCCAGACGGTTTTGTCCTGGAATTTGTAATCGTTCCCTTTTTCGGGTCTGTATAAACTGAGTCTTGGCATTGTATAACTATTTACCTAAAGTAGCGAAAGGCATAAATACTTATATGAGCCAGATAGAAACATCAAAACAAGAAGTATTCGACTATTGCAAAGCAATGCTAGGCGACGGAATGATCGATGTAGAACTAGATCCTATTCATTACGAAACAGGTTTAAAACGTGCTATGGGTGTTTTTAGACAACGTAGCGATAACGCAGTTGAAGAAAGTTATATAACACTTACTTTAGAAAAAGACAAAAACGACTATATCTTACCACATGAGATACAGCAAGTAAGACAAATATACAGAAGAAGTGTAGGTAGTAGAACAGGTAACGGTACAGGTGGTACAGTGTTTGAGCCTTTCAACTTAGCATACACTAATACATATTTGTTAAGCTCAACTAACATGGGCGGACTTGCAACGTACGAACTATTTGCACAGTATCAAGAACTTGTTGGAAAGATGTTTGGTTCGTTTATCAACTTTACTTGGAATCCTCAAAGTAAAAAATTAATTATTATGCAACGTCCAAGAGGTGAAGAACAAGTACTTCTTTGGGCATACAATGAAAAGCCTGACTATACAATTTTACAAGATGTATATGCAGGACAGTGGATTAAAGATTATACACTTGCTA